TCACCAACAGCTATCAAGTGAAGCTCGTAGAATGGCTGATAAGTGGGAAAAGAGTGGTCTTCTAGAAGGCCTAGAGGGTCATGAGAGAAACGGTATGGCCGTTCTTCTTGAGAACCAAGCAGGTCAGCTTCTTAACGAAGCATCAGCAACACAAACAACAGCCGGTCTAGAAAGCTGGGCTGGTGTTGCTCTTCCATTGGTCAGAAAGGTTCTTGGACAGATTGCTGCTAAGAACTTTGTTTCTGTACAACCAATGAACCTTCCAGCTGGACTAGTCTTCTTCATGGACTTCCAGTACAACAACGCACGTGGTGACCGTGCTGTAAACGAGTCTATCTACGGAGTCACAAGTGGTAGTGGTGACCTACCAAGAGATGGTTTCTATGGCGCGGGTCGTTTCGGTTATTCAGTTAATGAACAAACCGCTACTTTAGCTGGTGGAGTTGCAGTTACAACCGCATCTGCCGCCGACCTCAATTATGAGGAAACTTCATCTTCAACTGTTTATATGAGATATCAGATTTCTTCATCTGACAGTGGATTCACACGCCCAGATTTAGAAGGTGTTCGTAGTTTTGTTCCATCTGGATCTGGTATTGATTTTGGATCAACATTCCTTCCACAATTTACTGCACTAACTGCAGATAGAGCTTTCATTAATTTTGTAGCTCCAATTGATGGAACATTAGCAACAGTTGCATATAGTCAACAACCAGTTGAAACAAACCGTGGTGATTTTGAGGACAGAGATCCAATTCAGGGTGGAGAAACTCCTGACGGAACAAACCTCAACATTCCAGAAATCAACATTCAACTACGTAGCGAGACAATCGCAGCTAAGACACGTAAGTTGAAAGCTGTCTGGTCACCAGAACTCGCTCAGGACCTCAACGCTTACCACAGTGTTGATGCTGAGGCTGAGTTAACAGCAATGTTAAGCGACCATATTTCTCTTGAGATTGACCTTGAGATTCTTGATATGCTTATCGTCAATGCTACAACAACTGACTACTGGTCAGCTCAAATTGGTAACGTTTGGAACGGAACCAGTTTTGATGCACAAACAAATGGAACCGCATGGACAAACATGACATGGTTCCAAACTCTCGGTCAGAAGATGCAGAGAGTTTCCAACAGAATTCACCAACTCACACTCCGTGGTGGTGCTAACTTCGCAGTTGTTTCTCCAACAGTTGCTACAATTCTTGAAACCATCCCAGGCTTCATGGCTGGAACAAATGGTGACAAGATGGAGTTTGCCGCTGGTGTTTCACAGGTTGGTTCATTCCAAAACCGCTTCACAATCTACAAGAACCCATACATGACAGAGAACATCGTCCTCATGGGCTTCCGTGGAGCAAACTTCCTAGAGACAGGTGCTGTGTACGCTCCGTACATTCCGCTCCTAATGACACCTCTAGTGTACGACCCAGATAACTTCACACCAAGACGTGGTGTCATGACTCGCTACGCGAAGAAGATTGTCCGCCCAGAGTTCTTCGGTAAGATTGTTATTGACGGACTAGAATTAGTCTAAGATAACATCTGAAGTTGATGGATAAAAAAGAGGGGTGGGTCTTCGGACCCACCCCGATTTTTTTTAATTGTTACGTAACCTATTTATAACAAACAGTTAACGGAGAAATGTTATGGCAAATGAAGTTGCAGAACAATTCGCAGGACTTCCTATTGAGGATTTGATTGTACAACCACTCGTTGGAATGGCTAAAGGTCAAGCACAATTAAATGATATCACTTGGAAGTATATCCAAGAAGTCGCATTTGAACCACAAGACGGAGACAAGAGTTCCGCTAGAAAGATTGATGTTCAGTTAAACAGGTATGTGCAAAATCCTGACACACAAGAACTAGAACTACAACAAATCAATTCTATGGTTCCCCTTCTACCACTCGTCCCCATTCCAGCATTAGCAATCACATCTGCTGATATTCAGTTTACTATGGAAGTTAAGAGTTCTGAGATGTCAACCAGCTCAACCGATACTTCTTCTCAAGTAGACGCATCAGTTTCAGGTGGATTCTGGGGTGCTAAGTATTCGGTCAAGATGTCGGGTAAGGTTTCTACACACAAAGAAAACACCCGTAGCACAGACAACTCTGCTAAATATGATGTTAAAGTTCACGCAGAACAACTACCACCAACCGAAGGAATGTTAAAGCTATCAGATATGATGCAAATGATGATGGACCCAGCAGTAGTACCTGCTCCAACTAGTTGACATCATTTAACAAAAGGGTTACATTAATATGGCAATGCCTTGTTTATCCTGTGGTCAGGATATTGGGTTAGACTTAGACTTTATCGTTAAGAATCCAACATCACAATGTCCACATTGTAACATTATTATGAGCTTCAATGTAAGTCCAGAATTAAAAAAGGAATACAGAGAAGTTACAAATCAGATAAACAAGATTAAAAAACAATACGGGTTACGATAATGGCAAAATTTAATTTAGAAGAGTTACTAGGCGGTATCCAAGAAGCCGCTATGATAGCAAATAGTATTTCGGAACGACAACATATTAACAATCTTTCAAATTATTTTGACAAAGATGGGACGCCACTCACTACCACATTCAACATTAATGGTAATGAGATGGTCGTCCCATTATTTGTTTTAGCAGACCACTCTTCTATTGGTCTATCCGAATTAGAAATGGAGTTTAAAACAAAACTCGCTATTGGTGATAACGAACCATCCAAATTAAAACGTGGTTTGTTGTCTTTCCTGAGACGAAAGGAATCAAATGGTGAACAAGTAAAAGAACATTCCATTAAAAACCTACAAATAGACTCAGGAACAATCAGTAAAAACTCAAATGGTATGGCTAAGATACGAGTAGTATTTAAAGCCGACGAAAAACCAGAAGCAATATCTAGATTGGTAGACAGACTAATTCAAACTGTAGATGACCACACACACGTTGTTAAAGAATAGTTTCCTGTTCCCAACGTTCGTAGAGTATACGACGATTCTCTAGGTGTTGTGCTTCAATGTCATCTTTACTTTGTCCAAAATATTCTACGGCCATATGTTCACTAATCATATGTTTGTTAAGATTTAAAGTGCCATCCTCAACGATGAGTTCGCCAAGAATACGACCAAATTTACCACGGGCATCATCCTTGTGAGTTTGGACAATAATCTCACTACCAATTGGACAATGTTCTAGTATAAAGTTTTTCGCCAACAACCCAAATTTCTTTTCTTCCAAGTCTCTGGTTCTGCTTTCTGGGGTGTCTATTCCATATAACCGGACACGTTGTTTTCTTAACCAGACATCAAACCCCAAGTCTAGGTCAACATCAACAGTATCACCATCAATAACCTTTAAAACTATAGCACGATATCGGTACATAATAGTCTCCGGTTCAAATGATGTTCATAAATAGGTTGTCTACTGGTTATAACCACTATTTATAGTCAGGATAATTTCTACTGAGAATATTAATGGCAACTACTCCCGAATATTTTTCTTACGATGGTAACCCAGCAAACCCAAATGGACTCACCCCGTTCGGTATTTTTGATATAGAATCAACATTCCAAACCGATGGTCCAAAAGTAGCTAACTTTGTTGCTACCAGATTGGGTTATCCCATTCTTGATGTGGAACTTCAGGACTTACAAATCTATGCTTGTTTTGAAGAAGCTACAATTGAGTATGGAAAACAAGTCAATCAGTTTAGAGCTAGAGACTATATGTATAATATTCTCGGTAGTTCTACATCTACTGACATTACACAAAAGAATGTTGTTGGTTCTCCATTAACACAAATTGTAAAATTATCAAAAGACTACGGAACCGAAGCTCTCGCCGGTGGTGATGTTGAGTTAAAACGTGGATTTATTACTACAACTGCTAATACTGCAAAATATGACCTTAAGGCATTATGGGGTGATGTTAGTGAAAGTGGTGAAAGTTTAGAGATTAGAAAGATTTACCACGAATCAACACCCGCTCTTGCTAGATATTACGACCCATTTGCCGCTACTGGACTTGGTATTACCAATCTATTCGCAGAGTTTGGGTTTGATGGATACTCACCAGCCATCACATTTGTTATGATGCCTGCTTATGAGGATATGTTGAGAGTTCAAGCTATTGAAATCAACGACCAAATTAGAAAGAGTATTCATACATTTACGATTTCTAATAATATCTTAAGAATATCACCTGTTCCAACAACAGCATTTAATATGTATTTTGACTATTATGTTACTAGTGAAAAGTCAGGAACATTAATTCAGTCAGGAAGTCAAAATGAATTTGTGAGTGACCTATCAAATGTTCCGTTAGAACATTTACCATATAACAATATCAATTCAATTGGTAAGGTTTGGATTTACAAATACACATTGGCACTCGCCAAAGAACTATTAGGAACAATTCGTTCCAAGTATGAGAGAGTGCCAATCCCAAATAGTGATATTAAGATGGATGGTGAGGTCTTACGAAGAGAAGCACAACAAGAAAAAGAGATGTTGGTTAAAGAATTGCAAGAAACATTGACCAAAGCTGGTTATCACGAACAAATGAAACTACAAGCAGAGTCAGTAGAACACCAAGTAACAATAATGAACAAGGTTCCCCTTCCAATATATGTAAAGTAATATGGCAAAGTTCGTAGGAAACCGTGATTTTGAATTTTTTCAACACGTTAATCGTGAATTAAGTGCAGAAATCGTAGATACACCCGTAATTTTGTATAAACTTAACTTAGCTTACGTAAATACAAACATTTATGGTGAATCTGTAGAGAAAATTGCATACGATGGTGTGGAATTGACTGCATTTGTAGATTATAAAGGAAATGAGGTCATCACTGATAGTGGATTTGGTATAGATTCTACACAAGAAGCTGAATTTAGATTTGTTCGTAGAATATTACAAGAAAGACACGTATATCCAGAGATTGGTGATGTCATAGGATACAATGACGCCTTCTATGAGATTGATAATGTCCAAGAAGTCCAACTTATAGCAGGTAGAGTGGGTTATAACCAATCAATCATATGTTCTACACACCTTACAAGGCGTAGTAACATTCAAATTGAGTCTAGACAAGTATGAGCAAGGTAACTGATTTAGTTAAGAACGCACAGAACGATGGGCAGTATCAAAATCGTGGTCTTGATACCAAAGCCGAAGAATCAAACGAAATCTCGGTCGGTCTTATTGATATTGATACCACTATTATTGAGTATATGCAACAGGTCATCAAACCACACGTTACACAAGATGGTGACAAGATAGAAGTTCCTATTATGTATGGTAACCCAGAACGTTGGAAGAACATACGACAAGATGGTGTCTTACGAGATGTCCGTGGCAAACTACAAATACCTTTGCTTGTGGTCACCAGAACAGGATTGGTCAAAAATAGTATGAATAGTCCTGTCAAAAAATATCAAGAATTAGATTTTTATTCTACACAATGGAACCCAAGAAACAAGTATGATAGGTTTGCTGTGTTAAATGGTATAGAAGAAAGTAATAAATATGTATCAGTTATGTATCCAGATTATTACGATTTAACATATCAATGTGTAGTTTGGACCGAATATATGGCACAAATGAACCACCTAATAGAACAAAT